GCAGCTAAACAAGCAATATAAATTTTCATAATATTTTCCCTTTTGTGCTATTGATGCTGTTAACAACATCACGGAACGCCCAACGCTGGGCGCTCTCTGATAGTGTTAAGCTGTAAAAATGATGAACAGTATGCCGCACGTAGCAAACAAGCTTATACAAGCCAGTACATCGGCCAATACTTCGGTTGTTTCGCTAGTAAGCCAGCGTTTGATTGTCTCGATTGCGTGGATCATGTTTTTTTAGCCCCATTGTAAGGCTGATATTGTGCAACCCATTTTCCATCTTGCCAGCTTTTGTATTCTGGCCAATCGGTTTTATAAATTGGATCAAGTCGAGCCATACCAACGCTTACAGTGTCGGCGCGATTTGTTAGTTCATTATAACTTTTAATCGCTTCCTCTCGATCTTCAAAAATAAGCCAGCTATCAATTAAAACATCTGTGCTTTTTGCGTCATAAACATCGTAAAAAACAACGTGCCAATCAGGTTTCCTTAATTGTGGAATATTCCAAGGTTTTGTAGTCATACTTGCACCTCTGCTTTCAAATGGTATTCGCTCAGTTCAACTTTTTCGTTGCAGCAAACACCGCAATGAAATTCTGTATTAAACTTTTCGCGTAACCATAAATTTTCTTTATCGTCCCAATAAAAATGAGCCATTACATATACGGCTTCATCACTGCCACACTCGTTGCAAACTGGTTTTGTCATGCCGCTGCCCTCCTATTGATCGAGGCGTAACGACCCCATTGATCCGCCATAGCTGCGGCAAGTGCTGGATAAAACTTTGATCGGATTTTCCATCGATCGGCCGACGGCGCTGCGTTGTGTACGTCTGCACGTGCAGTAGATCCGTCAAGCGTTCCAGTTTTTACAAGCGGGGGAAGGTTTCGCGTCCAGAAACAGGTGCGTTTTTTGGAATTGTCCTCGCTTTCTGGATCTGTTGCAAATTCCCAAGGTTGCACCGATTGAGAAAATTTCTTGTAATTGCGTATGCGTTCTTTTGCGTATTTGTGCATAACTGGGTTTTCTATTGCTAAACAAGGAACGTCTGCGTTCCATAGGTCAGAAAACAACTCGCAACCTTCGTCTAGTTCTTGCCACATTTGCTCCGGTGTTTTGTTTGGTGGTGCTTTGTGCAACCATCGAACACCGGAATTGCACAATCGAGTACAAGGCGGATGCCCGATAAATACCAGATCCCAGCGTTCCATTTTAAGAACGTTGCGAATATCGTCTTGAATATGACGGTTAGTTTGTGTGTCGGCTGGCAGTATATCACAACTCCAAGTGTCGTAACCTTCTGCTAGAAAAGCCTCCCGAACAATACCGCTTGTTTCGCAACCTATCAAAACTTTTGTATGACGTTTGCTTTCTTCTATTAGTTCCTCGAGGTCGGTTTGACGCTCCCCACATTGGGAAGCGCTGCCGAGGTCAAACATGTCGAATTGATATGTCATTACATGCACCTCAGTTTTTCTGCATGATCTTGGATTAGTTCGATCGATGCCCAATCGCGGATCTGGTGCAGATTGTCTGCTTTTTCTGTCTGGTTTATGTACAACTCAACATTCTGTTGCTTGCAAGCTTTTGTAAACTTGCGGAAGTCTACGTCTTGATCGAGCGCAAAAATAGAACCGTATCGAGGGTGTACTGTGGTGCGGCTATAATGAGTGAAATCGTTTTTATTTAGACCGAGCTTTTGAACGTCTACTTCACGAACAACTAGCCACATATTATATTTGTCGCCATGCAGCGAACTTACAATCTTTTCGTTAATCATTTTTGTTTCCTTTTGTGCTATTACAGATGTCGATCGACATGCTGTAGACACAGACTACAAAAATCTACATAATAAAGTCAAATAATTTTATTGACCAGGTGATTAGCTGCAACCTGGTCGCAACGTAAAAGGTTGGCTTAAATGGGATTGATTAGAGTAAGGAAGGCAACTGACCAGCAAAAAGAATTTGTGCGTTACTTGGTAGCCGATAATAAAAAGGCCACGGAAGCTGCGCGTTTGGCTGGCTATGCGTTTCCTAAGCAAGCTGCTTATGAATTGACTAAAAACCCGTCGGTTTTGCTGCTTATTCGGCAACAGCGACAAACACTTTACCAGACGGATCTTGCCAGTCTGGGAGCTGAAACGCTCAAACAAGTCATGCTCGATCCTGATGCACCAGCAAGCGCGAAGGTAAGCGCAGCAAGGACATCGCTTGAACTAGCTGGGGATCTATCCAAGAACGCGGACGGCTCGATCGATGGCCGCAACCTTGCAGAACTTACACCTGATCAACTTGCGTCGATGATCGATCGCTGGGAAAATGAACGTGCAGAACTGGCCAAAGACGTAACAGAAGCGCAAAACTCAGATAAAACATAACAAAAACAATGGATCAAATAGTTGTGACTGAACTATTTGGATAATAATGTGACCCCGATCGACCCCACCCCGTGGCCTATTCCGATCGCTGGCGTCATGTGTATTATGGCGGTCGCTACAAATTTTTTGCATTTTTGAACTTTTGCTCCGTTTCGTTGATTGCTGCAATCAACACGGGTATAATGCAATCAACAGTAGTCGATTAAGGTAAACAATGTCAGTAAATCTTTCGGTCGGTAGAGGGGAGAAACGCCCTACATCAGCTGGTGCTGGCTTAACTGCAAAAGGACGCGAAAAATATAATCGAGCAACGGGGTCTAACCTCAAACGAGCAGTTACAGAAAAAAACCCAACAGGCGAGGACGCCAAACGGCAAAAGAATTTTTGTGACAGATTTGAGGGGATGCAAGGCGCAATACGCAAAGACGGTGAACTTACTCGAAAGGGTGCAGCAATGAAACGATGGAGGTGTAACTTAGCATGAGTTTATACGAAAATATTAATAAACGTAAAAAGGCTGGCACGAGCCGACCAAAGAGCCAAAGCACAATTAGCGACAAATCATACGCTGATATGAAAGCTGGTTTTCCTAACAGCAAAAAGAACAAAGCCAAAAAGAAATCTAAAATGGCTAAGT